ACTAATTTTACGCACAGGAATAAGCCCGTGTTCTTTTGTATCAATTAGTATTCCACTTGCCAATTCTTCATCTTTATTCATTTTATTCCCCTTTCAAGAGAAGTTGTTTTTACTTTGAATTTTCTTTATTGTATTCTTCTAAATTAAACTTACCATTATCCATTAGCCATTGAATATGATTCATTTCTTGTTGAATATCAAACAATGACTTACCATTTGATTTTGTGTTTTTAATATTAGTTCCAGCAAGCCTATCTTTATTTATTGTAATAAATTTTGAATTAGTTGGAACTAATATTTTATCAAATTCAAATATGATATCGTCTGGTTTATTTGGATTGTAATCAATATCAACAATATTAAAAGGAATAGGACGATTATACTTTAATAAAGTAATTGTATCAAAATAAACTTCTGTACCAGCATCATAAATACCGATCCAGTTAATGGTATCACCAACTTCTAGATTAGAGGCTGGGGTAACATAACGATTAAAGTCAACCTTTGTAATTTCAGAATGAGTTTTCATTTGTCCCTTTCATTATCTTCTAGTGAATATTTGCATATTTGACTTTATTACTTTGTCTTGCTCTACTTTCTTTAATTCTAATTTGACAAGTATTTTATTCAAACTACTAATGTTTTCAATAGTTGCTACTTCTTTACAATCATCAACTAATACATCAATGCCCATCTCTAATATAGAGATAACAACTTTAATTTGATTAATCTTACTCATTCGGATAAACCTTCTATCCTGAGAAAGATCATAGTCAATACCTTGGGAATTCTTTCTAATAGCAGTAATCTTAACTAAAGAAGTAATCAATTCTAATTCTTCATTAGTGTCATAATTAGTACAAATAGTATCAAATGACAATTTGATTACTTCTTGAGATTGTCTTCTTGATAAATTTTTAACATCACTAAGATTTACTTTAACAAAACCACTTCTTTCAACTTTTGGTTGAGGAATATGGTTATTGACACTGTAATCAATATTAGTAATGTCATTAAGATTAACTTTTGTAAATAATGCTGTATTTGTCATTGTTATCACCTTTCTAAGAGATAAGATTATTTGGACTAATATAACTTGAATTATTCAACACTTTGGCATTTCGTTTTCGTTGAGGACCAAATACACGATTTGAATAATCTGTACCATCTGGATAAACTATTTGTTTACCATTGTTTTTCATATCAATCAAATACATAAATCGCAATAACTGATGACAATCAATTTCATTACCCTTATCAGTCAAAGCAATCATTATGGTTTCGTAACCAGTAAACTCATACTTAAAATTACTTACTATCCCATAATTAATTGAACCATTTTCTATTTCTAAGCCCAACAATTTAGCACGAATAGCGTCATCATTATTATCAACATTATTATCAACATTAAAATTACTCATTGCTATCTCCTTTGTTAATTAATTAATTAAATAATTACTTATTTCGTCATAGAATTATCCGATGAGATCAGTTTATCAGGGGGGAAATAGATAATTGAAAGTTATTTGAAAATTCATTAAACTGATATTAAGGTCGCAGAAAACTGTTAAATAAGATCATAAGCGAGATCGTATTAAATTTGAGATCTATCCGTTAAAAAAAAAGGAGATCTATGTGCGTAATTAGTGAGTTTATAGATCGTCAAATGATCCAACAAAGGCTAAACATTATTAAAATGTTTATGAACTCCACGCTTTTTTTACTATTATTCTACGGAATTTAGTATATATTTTTTCTCAATACACAAGGTAGAGTATAATTTCAAATTTCCAACCGATTTACGGTTTATCAACGATCTTAGCATTCTCTTCAATAAAAGACATCATTGTTCCAGTGTATTTCATACGACCAAGATGATTCAAAGTAATACCAGGATCTACCCAAACTTTTCCACCTATATTCTGCCAATATCTACAAAAGCCATAGTCCTCAGATAAAAATCTATTCTTATGAGCATCAATATAAGAATTAAAAAATGCGTATGTCCAAGGTTTTTCATTCTCAGCAAGAGAGCCAGTATCATCATCATACTTTAATTCAGGGTGAGATTCTATTAGTTTTAAAAATGTTTCTCTTTTTATCATCATAAACCCAGTACCAGCATCAAATATTTCAATTGCCCCGTTTTCAACATTTAAAATATTTTGGTCTCTAACTGGATTAACAACAAATCTGACACTTCTAGATGCAAGTTCTTCAACAGGAACTCCATTATTTACATTCTTGACTACCTTTTCCCAATCAATTGATTTAATAGGATAAGCGCCAGTAATTACTTCTTTATCATGCCATAGCAATTTTAAAATATCTTCGGGCTCCCAAGAGATATCTGCATCAATAAACATCATGTGGGTGAATTGTTCATTACCTAAAAATTTAGCCGACATATTGTTTCTAGCACGATTGATCAATGAATCGGTAATAGTTGCTACTGCAAACTTCATGCTATGATCTCTAAAATACATTAGAGTCTTAATCAGACTCATCATTGTTGGTTCCGATATTTGTTGATCGTAACAAGGAATAGCGAAAAGAACATTCCATTTCGCTAATTGATCAGATGTAATTTCTATTGATTGTGTTTCAAAAAGTGCCATGCTTATAGTATACATAAAAAAAAGGGCTGAGATTGCTCCCAGCCCTTTTTTTATTTTAATATTACTTATTTTTTACAAGAGTCTTGACACTCTTAATATCTTTTGATTTTACAACCTTATCGGGGACCAAAGCGGTCTCTATTTCTGACGATACTGGCACTCTAAAATAGAGAGTTTCAGTTTCTTTATTGTAATGAATTTCAACGCTTACATTAATCTTACGAGCTTGGGCACGAATTCTCTGTTGCATTGAATTGTATTTCTTACCAGCTTGAACACCCTCAATTGAATAAGGCTTTCCACTTTGCTTAGATAGGTTCAAGGTATCAATAATCATTTGCAATTCAGCAGATGTACGACCACTTCTTGAGATTACTGGGAATGAACTTGCTTCTTTAATTTGCATTTTCTCTCGTTTCTATATTGGTTTTGAATAACGCCTGTTGGCTTGACATACAACTTATCAGTAACTTTACTGGAAACAACCTTCGTCTACAAATATTTTATTAAATATTTTTCAAAGAGGATCTTTTGATTGAATCCAATTGCGCAATTAAAATAGCATTTTGCAATGTTAGTTCAGACACTTTATCGCTCATAATTTTAAGAACTAATTGTATGTCTACCATATCCTTATCCATTAAATGTTCTCCATCCATACACCCACCTCCTCTACTGGAATTTGTGTTTTATTAAAACCTGGCACATATGCATTCATATCACGATTATATACCGTCACTGTACCGTAATCCTCAAAATCTTCACCATCAGGAGCGTCAATACCCAATATTTCTATTTCAACTTCTTGCTCAACACCCATATGTTGCACTGAATTAAATACTGACCCAGCAAGAGCATCGGCTAAATCTTTAGATCCCGAATTAGGGTGATCTATTTTATTGTTACTAAACAATCTTAACTTTAATAATTCTTCCTCAACAAGGACATGATTCCAATATCCACGAAGCCTTGTGTCATAAATAGATGTCATTAATGTATCATAATCAGTTTTCTTAACGCTATGAAAGTCTGCATTAATACCCTGAGCTTTCAAACTCTGAATCATTTCAATAGATTGCCATCTATCAAATGTTACTAGAGAGACATCAAATCTTCTACAAAGATCAACAATAAGCTGCCTCACAGATGCAAAGTTAATTTCTTTACCAGGTTCAGCCTTCCATGAATGTATTAAATCAACATTAATTACTGGCAGCTTTTCAACACCCATTGATGTAACTATTTCTTTAAATCCAGAACAATGCGTCATACATAAAGCTGTTCTATCTCTTTTAAAACCCAAGTCTATATGAATAAATCTTTGATGACCATCAGTATTATTAAACCACGGTTTATATCTACCTTCTTCATCCATAGGATTGTCTGCATATATAAATGCTTTCCTTACTAATTCTTCATCTCTAAAGTAAGCGTCTTCCATTGTTGGAGGTTCACATTCAAAACGAGATGCTGCTTCAATTGGATTTCTAATATACTCAGATTCTAATTGCTCTCTTTTAATTGTTGGATTAACTTCCCATGTTGCTGCTTTAATTGACCAAGTTTTAGGTTCATTCTTTTCTCTAGAGCTAAAGTATCTCTGCTGAATAAAGTCACCTTTATAACGGGGGAATGACAATAAAATAACTTTTCCAATTTCTGGAAACCGTGACATTACAGATAGCTTACTCATATTATAAATTGCAGATGCTGATCCCTTTGATCGCACTTCACCTTTCAATTCGCTATCTGTTTTAAATGCAGATATCTCATCAAGAATAACTGTCATTACTTCATAACCTTCCCAACCTTCAGATTCAGAGTGACCAGAGAATAATCTTACAGGTCTAGAAAAGAAAAATATTTCTGATACTCTGGGTTCAAAGCCCACATTATTAAAATAAGGAGAAGATAGCAATAAGTTCTTTAATGGTTCAAAGAACACTCTCTGAGCTTGCTGAGCGTTTACAGCAAGGTTTAGAAGGTCAATATAAACACCGTGAGCTTTACCATAATACCCAAGAGGATCTCTTAAGCAATGTAATAAATATACGGTATACGCCATAGATATTCTGGCACAATGGTCTTTACCAGATCCTTTGCCGAGCATACAAATCACTTCATTGTCTGTGTATTTCTTGTAAATCTCTTTTCCCTTTTCTTCGCCATATAATTTTATTAAAGTGTGTTCTTTGAATATCTGTGTGCTATGCTTTACAATCTCCAACTGAATCTCAGATAAAGGGGGGAGACCGAGATAGTGTTTATCTTGAACAAAAGTTTCAATAGAAACAGGTTCTTCCATAAATTCATCTTGACGCAATAATCTATCAAAATCATTAAATTCAAGATTGATACCTAAGAAATCAGACATGTTTCCATACTACCCTATAGGCGTTTTGAAAAGATCTCAAATTATGAGCCCTATAGGCTTTTTCAAAAGATCTCAAATTATGATCTCTATAGGCGTTTTGAAAAGATCTCAAATTATGAGCCCTGCTCTTCGTCTTCTTCTACCGTGAATGCAGTGTTGGTTGTGATGGTAGTATTCTTCCCCGTCATAATCTCAAAAGCAATTTCAAGTTCCTTACGGACTTCTTCGGCAATAGATGGATGTTTTGAGATGACATCTCTTAAGATTTTTGATAAAATTTGATTGACATTCTCAGCCTTCTGCATTCTGGCAATATATTCACCATCTGTCTGGTTCCCGCCCATGAGTTTGTGCAGCTGGGCTTTCTTAGTAGCGAGATCCCCAGCCAGTTTAATTGCCTGAATTCTGGCGGCAACCATCCCGTTGTCCGTTGCTATATTAATAGTTTCCCAAGCTTCCTTGCTTAATTCATCAAATTCAGTAAGAGCCTTGATTGTATTAAATTGAACTTTTTCAAGAAAAAATGGGTCTTCCTCAATAGTTTGATTTAATATTAACTTATATTCATCAATATAGTCTTTTACATCATTAATCGGCAATGTCATGAGTGAGGAAATCTCTCTCATTGAATAACCCTTTACATGTAAAAGACCAACCTGCTCAACATCTCTAATTTTCTCTACTAAGCTTTTTTGTTTAACATGTTCAATATTTGACATAATCTATTTGCATAGTCCTTTGTTACTTTGTCCCAAGTCATATTTTCATTTATGTACTTAGCACCTTCTAGTGTCTTATTTGAGACATCATCATAGTTTTTAACTACATACAACATTTTATCACACAAATCATCAAAACTTGGCTCTGCCCACTCTCCAGCATTACCATATATACCAGACATATTGGTTTTAGACCACTTATAATCCAGAGGAACGGAAAACTCTGCATACTCCTCGCAAGCGGTAGCGTTGGTGCAAATTGTTGGAATACCTTTTGCTATTGCTTGAAAAGGAATCAGCCCCCACCCTTCGCCGCTTGTAGGGTACAACAGGCAATCTGCTTCATCATACAATGCAGAAAGGAGGCTTTCACTTAATTTCCAATCTATAACCTCAATACGAGGATGCCCGTGAATGGATGACTGATCGCTGGTGCCTTTATGCAGGCGAGCGTCTGGTGGTCCATTAGACTTATAAATGAGTTTATAATTTTCATCACGACCAAAAAGATGCAGGAAGGCATCAACAGCCATTTGAGAATTTTTTCTCATTGAAGGACCACCCATGCTTAGAAATGTAAACGGTTTATGGGGATTCTTTTTATGAGGATAATAAAGATCTGGATCAACCCCTAAATTAAAAGCATACACTGGCTTGGTCACTCCAGATTTTATAAATACATTTTTCATAAACTTAGATGTAGTCCAAATCTCATCCATGCGATTCATTCCGTCAACCCAATCATCACTGACACGATTGGTTTCCCAATATGTAAAGCCAATTGAATACTCAGATCCAATCACATAATTTTCAGGAGTTATATTATTAATTACAATAGGATTAGTAAATTTAGTATTTCTTAACGAATACCCAACACCAGGTATCTCTGGTGTATCATGCTCAATATTTGTCTTAGAGACTAATCCCTCTCTTAATAACGCTGCATATATTGGATAAGCGGCATCAGCATACCCAGTGCCTGCCACATGGGAGCCTGCGTCATTCCATTCTGCTTTACTCATCTACGGAAAAAGCAATTTTCTTTCCTGCCTTTTCGGCAGCCGATCTTAGTTTTGGTAACGGGAGTCCATGCACTTTTGTATACTCAACTCTATAGTTATACCAACCTTCAACTGCTCGCCAAATGCTTGCATCGGTAGTATCTGCTAACTCCTGAAGTTCTTCTGTTGTCAGAAGGAAGCTGAGAACGCCTAAAGGCATATACACAACAACATCATAATTCTCGCCCTTATCTTTTGAATACTTTTCTAATATTTCCTGATAGTGCCGAACCATTCCCTCAACTGGCGTACCAGTAAAGAAATCAACATTACCGTAAATATTTCTCTCCCGAGGGCATACATCATCAACTCCAACAAATGCTCCGTAGCTTCTGCAAACTAGCGGTCTAAACCCGTAAATAGTACAACCACCTTTATAGAAAGCACACTTACGAGTTGTTTCACCCCCGAATTTAAGATCTTTATCATGCATTGCATCTTTTAAGG